AGGTGGCAGTGTTGCTTGCACATTTTGAACAACCGTCAAAACTTCTATCAGAAGAACAGAATGTTACAACTGAAGTACCTAATATCGATAAGAATGAAGGCTATGAACATTTAGCTAATACTCTTATGTTACCAGCAAAACCTTTTCAATAAAATATATATGCAATTCAACGAACAAAAACTACGAACCGACTTAAAGAAATCCCTTGGATTTGAAACCGTTCCTGATGATGATGAACTTCAAAATCATCAAATTATTCTAAACTCTCCAACAGGAGGATGCACCGAATTATCCCTCTCGGTTAAAGATTATATTGATACCGAAGTCCGCATCACCAGAGAAGCCTATGAACAATTAGACTTCGATCTAGCTAATACCGACATCCCAGAAATAACCACTTCTACGGAAAACTTCATTGTTGGTGATACTGCTTCATCTAATCTAACATTAGATAATATCAAATACTTCGATATTTCTTTTCAAAGTTTCAATCAACAAACTCAAGAAAATGAAACAAAGAATTATACTGTTGCTTTAAGTTACAATCCTAATGATCCTAGTTCTGTTCAACAATTCGTAGATCAAAGTAATCAAATTAAAAGTCATTTCACCTTTATTAAAGAGAAAAGTAGATTCCTTCTATTAGGAATTGAAACTATTATCTCTTATTATCAATATGTTAATTTAGTGAGTAATTTAGTTAATCCTAATCCTCCTTCTATTGAAGATGTATCTGGTATGATTGCAGATAAAATGTCAATGATCTTTGAAGGTACAGAAGACCTTGATTCAATTAAGAAACAATTTGGTTTTTAAATAAATGATTAAAAGTATTAAATTTCTAAACGGCTTTCCGACCAATTTTCCTCATATTAAAGATAAAACTTTTACGTTTGGGTCTGCATTGAACGTACTTTTTGGTGAGAACGGATGTAACAAAAGTACTACATTAAAAACTATGGCTGCATACTGCGGTATTCAAAAAGGGGGATGGTCCGCTATTTCTGATCCAATGAAATTAGCATCAAGATATGTCAATCATTTTCCTTATGTATATAAGGCATATACTCCTGCTAACATTGATGCCCAAGTAGTATGGGATGGAACACCAACATTCTATAATGATTCGGAAATGCTCAACAAGAACAATTTTACATGGTTCTTTGATAATTCTGTACTATCAGAAGATGGTATTACCACAGGAGCAGAACAACTAGATGTAATGGCAGCAAAACCATCTAGCGGACAATATCGTATTCATAAAATCAACAAGATTATGCAAGTGATTCAAAATCCACCTAATCTTGCTGCTATTCCTCAAGATATTGCTGATAAACAAGCCGCTCTTGCAGAAGTTCAATACATTCAAAGTCTTCCTCGCAATGGAAAGATTACCTTACTATTTGATGAACCGGAAAAAGCTCTTGCTCTTCCTAAACAATTTGAATTATTTAAGACGTTGTTAACTTTATCTGAACATTTTCAAGTTATTATTGCAACTCATTCTCCTTTCGTATTGTTCTTTGAAGGAGCAAATATCATTGATATGAATCCCGGTTATGCTAACTTATGTCGTAAACTAATTCATGATCAAGTGATTGGTAAGAAAAAGAAGTAATAATCTATGACAAAGGAAGCATATATTGGTAAAGCTATCAAGGAAATGTTTCTAAGTGGTGTTTCTATTTCTTTGATTAAGAGAACCAATATAAGCAGACATTCTTATAGTTGTTTTGATCCTTCTATTAGTAATTTTCCTAAGTTTATTTTAAGGTCATTTAATGATGATTTTGTGAATTTCTTTCATTATTTCATTCATGAATATTGTCATTTCAAACAATGGAAAGAACAGACAGAAATATGGAAGAATGGAGTAGCCAGTGATACTTTATTCACTAGATATATCAATTTTGAATCCAATGATTATTCTTTAAAGGATTTATTGAATATTCAATTATTGGAAATTGATTGTGAACAAAGAGTTTTACAAGAGATTCAGAAATATAAGTTACCCGTAAAACTTGCCAAATATATCAAAGAAGCTAATTCATACATTTACTCTTATAACATAATGTATGAACAAAGGAATTATGACGATCATGTAGATTACCATGATTCAAGGTTATTGGAACTTGTTCCTGCCGAGTTATTGACTGTTGAAAATGTACAAAAACGTATTCCTAAATATGATGAAATTTATTTGTCTGGTCATTGATAAATAATTTAATGCCATATATAAGAAAAGGGAATTGCGTTTATTTAAAGAAGAGTGGAAAGAAAGTAGGTTGCTCTTCTTCCGTCGAGAAAGCAAAGAAATATATTCAAGCATTACATGCAAATGTTCATGAAAGTTTCGATTCTTACGTTGATATGTTATTAGAAGCAGAAGCACTCGGATTGATTGGATTTACTAATAATGAAGGAACTGCTTATGCTTATGTATATGATCCAAAAATAGGACATTCTGCATTAGTTGATAGAAGAGTTAATATACTTGGAGATAGGTCTGTTGTTCCCAGATCATTTGCAGGTTTACTAAATGATCCAACTGAAATACAATGGAGATATAATTTCTCCAATAGAACTGTCTATATTTGGCAAGAAGCTCAACCAAAAAGCAATATAACTAAACAACATTTAATGGCATTTTTCGCCAAAAAGAAATGGAATGTGTTATCCGTAAAATACTTAGATAATTCTGATAGTACACCAGAAGGTGATAAGGATTTTAAAGATTCACATTTTATGGGTTAGCAACACTTTCTTGTCATATCATTGAAAATATGTTTCAGATTAACTTCTGACAGAAATTTCTTAAACTCTTTCATATCGGATTTAATATTATTAAGTAAAAGGATTTCGTCTTGAATACATCCATCTAATTTATCGTAATTATCCATAGATGGAACATAGGAAAGTTTATTATTTTTCACAATGAAAACCTTTCCAGTTAAACTTCTCACTTTTTTAGAAATTTTATTAAAGAAAGTGTTAAACTTTTCATAATCAATATATTGAAAAATCTCTAAATTAGGAGAAAGAACATCAGTATGATAAAATAATAAACCCTTCTTATCTAAGAGTTTATTGATATTGGTTAGATAGAGATAAATGAGGATTTTCTTACAATCAGGAGTGAACTTGCCTAATAATTGGCAAGAATTAAGAAGATTGATATATTCTATTTGCCATGATTTGAAGAATTCTTCAAGAAGCATGAATTGGTATTGCATGGTGATAATATATCACAAAAGATGTTTATATTCTTCCACTAATTTTACGGGAACCTTTCCGATGCGAGCATTTAATATTCCATTGTAGTACGTATCTTTAAGAATAGCATTTTCTTGAATTTGGAACCAAAGCTCTTCATATTTCAACTGCCATTGACAAGTACACATTTTTAAAACCTCTCGTTTAAAGTTTTCTTTTCCATACTTTTCAATATCTTTTAGAAGTTCATTAGAAGAACCATAATAAGTTTCATAATCGGATTTCTTAATCACTGTTCTTTTACGTTTTGATCCTTTAAGAGGGGGAAGTTTTCTTTTTGATTTAAGTTTCTTGCAACCTAGATAAAATCGGGGTTCCCCTTCTAAGGCATTTAACCTCGTGATGCGGTACACGAACCCGTACCAATTCTCTAATTCTTCTTCTGGCGGTAAATTTTCCCATGACATGAGAAATATTTAAGCAAGTTAATAACGTTTTCTTGGACTTCTTGCAAGAAAATCTAAAACTGTGCTCTGGATATAATGTGCAGCATTATCATATATTTCCCGATGTTTCTTATAATCACGACGATAAATGGGCGGATGCGGAACTTTCCACATAGAAACATCAATATGACCTGTCTCTGCCTGATTTGCCAAATATTTTAATTCCTTTTCAATCCATTCATTAACTGCCTTGATTTCCGATCTTGGATATTTTTGTAATTCCTGGAGAAACATATTTGATAAATTACTTCTATCATAATGTTCTTTACATAGTTTATAAAAGGAATCAAATTTAGAAGTCATATAATTATTTACGTGATTTCTTTTTCTTCTTGAACTTAATCCGACGTTGTATTGGACCAAGAACAGTAGGATTTCTCGGATCAGATGTGTCATAAGGCCCATCGTTACCTAATACTGATGCAACTCCCATTCCGCCATCACACTCTGACAGAATTTTCTTTACGAAATCGTTAAATTTTTTCATGATTATCAAATATTTACTAGAAATGTGATATTCTATCCCTTATAGTATTTGAAATGGAAACAAATGAATTGACCGAGAAGTATGCTAAGGAACTTGAGATTGATACTCAAGTAGATGCAACTAATCTCTTAGAAAAACAATACAGTGCCCCTAATATGCGTCACAAATGGCTATACAGACGCACACAAGCTAAGCAGCACATGTTACGCTTATATGATGCTAAAGAGGCTCTATTACAGCAAAAAATTCAAGGAAATGTATTACCTGTTAGTGTTCCTGCCTTAAAGAAAAAAGCAGAAGGAGACGTAGATATTCGTCAAATCAATCGACAAATTCAAGATCAAGAAATTCTTGTAGAATACTTGGATGATGCGGTTAAACAACTTAACCAGATAGGTTTTGACTTTAGAAATTTAGTCGAGATGATGAAGATGGAATCTTTATAAAATGGTAAAAGAAGTTATTGATATTTCCTTTAAAAACAATAGCGGAGTTTTAAAATGTTCTCCTCATATTTTTAAATTAATTCGAGAAAAATTCTCTGTTGTTAATCCTTCTTATATGGCAAGAAGGTTTTCGCCAAGGAAATATATTATAACTCCTTCTGGAGTTTTTCCTATCGGTCTTTGGGAAGAAATGGATAATTTTATTTCATCTCTACAAATTCCAGTACAGGTAAACGTTTCCGATGAATTTAAAAAAGTATTCTCGCCTGCTTTTTCCAATTATGAATTAGAAAATATTGAAGGATTTACTTATTATGATCATCAGAAAGACACCATTAAAGAATTTTTAAAGAACGGCAGAGGTATTGGTTTGCTTAGTGTATCTTCGGGAAAGAGCCTCCTGGCAGCAGGACTAATTAAAACTATTCTCAAATATAATCCAACCTTTCGTTGTCTTATTATCGTTCCAAATGTAGGTCTTGTCAATCAACTTTTTAACTCTTTTCATAATGAGTTTAACATGCCTATTATTTCTCGTTGGGGAGATGGTTTTGAACCTGATTGGAATTCCCCTGTCATTGTTGCTAACAGTCAAATTCTAATCTCGGACATTCCTTACACCGTTTCTAAAGTTAAAGACTTTGATATGGTTATTGTCGATGAAGTTCACACTTTAGGAGAAAAGAAAAATAAAATCAACAAAGTAGTTCATAATATGAATACTTCTCATCGTTTTGGTCTTACCGGAACATTACCCAATGGTTATCTAGCAATCTGGAATGTTATTGGTAAAATTGGACCCATTGTTTATGAGTTTTCTTCTTATGAAGCTCGTAAAAAAGGCGTTGCATCCGAAGTAGAAATTAAAGTCGTCCTCTGTAAACATCTTTCTTCTCCTGATAAACCTACCAAGGACGAATTATTTCTTCCCACTGCTAGATATATCAAAGAACAACAATTCATCTATTCTCATTCAGGAAGAAATGACGTTATTCTTAAACTAGCAAATAAATTACAAGGTAATATTCTTATTCTTGTTGATGTAATTGATCATGGGGAAAGATTACTTAAACTCATTTCTGAAAATACTAAGAAGAAAGTTTATTTCATTCAAGGATCAATGGATACAGAAGATCGTACCTCCATTACTGAATTAATGGAAACTACTGATGATGTAGTTGTTGTAGGTATGTCCAAGATATTTTCCACTGGTATATCCATCAAGAATCTTCCTTATGTAATCTTTGTATGTATAGGAAAAAGTGGTGTTCAGATTGCTCAATCTATTGGAAGATCAATGAGATTGCATGAGAATAAATCCAAAGCAATTATCTATGATATTGCAGATAATACTGAATATTCGCTAGATCATCTTAAACAGAGATTACAAATTTATAGTAAGGAAAAGCTTCCTTTTAAAATAACAAAGATAACAATTTAAAAACCATGGCAAAAATTAACCTCGACTTAGAAGATGAAATTGAACTAGATAATATTGAAGATATTGAGGCAACTGTTGTTGCTGCTTATCTTGAAGACGATGATATTCCTATTGTAAAGAAGAAAAGAGAAAAGAAGAAAGAAACCGACATTTATGTTAAACCAGAAGAGATGTGGGAAGAAATTCGCAACTATTATTTGGCATTAGGAGATAATTATGATTGGAAGATTCAAAAAATAGTTGATAAAACAAAAGATTATCCTGCTTTTCCTTATAAACTTGCCACAATGATTAATGATATTGCAGATAGAATGGCATATCTTCCTAACTTTGTAAGATATTCATGGAAAGCAGAGATGATTGGCGATGCTATTCTTAAAATGGTTAAAGCAGTAAGAGATTGTTCGTTTAAGGGATATTCTACTGATAAGATTATTAAGAAAGATGAAAGTAATGGGATTCAATATTTTTATCATTTCGATAGACGGCAGAAGATTCGTAAAAAGAAGATTCAAGAAGGAGCAGTATTTGAAATGAGAGCAGATGGAGAGTATATTACCTATAAGAGTGATGCATTTAATTACTTCACAGGAATTAGTGCCAATTCATTCATTAATAGAATTAAGAAAGAAAACTTAGCAAAACAAACCATTGATGCCTATCAAGAAGAAGTATGGGAAGCAACATTATCCACAGAAAATTATACCAATGTGCGCCGACCCAAAGTGTTTTCTGATTCTGATCATGATGAGGTTGTTTACGAGAATTAACTAATGAGTAAAAAAGCAATTATATCAGATTTACATATCGGAAATCTTAAAGATTCCGCTCTGTTTCATACCATCCATTTAGATTACGCTAGATGGCTAAGAGACACCTTAAAAGGTTTAAATATTTCTGATATTATCATTGCCGGAGATTTCTTTCATAATAGAAGTTCAATCTCCCTTCTCACTTTAAATGTTGGTCATCTATTTCTAGATATTTTAAAAGATTTTAATGTTACTATCACTAGCGGAAACCATTGTTCTTTTTATCTAGAACATTCAGAAGTTACTTCTCTATCAATTTTTAAAACAAGAAAGAATGTTAGAATTATTGATGAAGAAGTTACAACTATTGATGATATTGTATATTGTCCTTGGGGAACAAGTCTAGAACAGATTCCTTTTAATTCTAAAATAGTAATAGGACATTGGGATGTTCAATCATTTGAAATGAGCAAGGGTAAACTATCTACTCATGGTTTAAAAGCAGCAGAACTCATGGAAAGATGCCTTATTACCTTCTCAGGACATTACCACAAACCACAACAACGTTCTTATGGGGAAAGAACCTTTCATTATTTAGGTTCTCCTATGCAATTAAATTATGGTGAAGCTAATAATGATAATTTTATCCATATTTTGGATACTGATACATTAAAAGTAGAAAAAATAGAAAATACTGTTTCTCCTAGATTTTATCATATTCATAATGAATCTCAATTAGGCATAGTTCCTGGTAATTTCGTTTCCATTGATTATGTGATGGGAGAAGTTGGAGAGAAATGGAAGAGTAAAGTATTAGCAATGAATCCGTTGGAATTAAGAACTAATACTATTAGGGAAAAAGTGCAACAGATAGATAGTGAAACCAGTGAGATTAAGGAATTCAAGGTTGTTGATATTAAAGAGACATTGGGTAATTGGCCGATGGAGAATTTGATGAATTTATCGGGTGATTTGAAGAAAAAGGTTGCACAAAAGTGTCAACTGATGTATGATAAGTTATCATGAGAATAAAAATAACTGATATGAATGAACACGAAGTATTTTTTGATGTTCCGCAAATGAGAAATTGGAGCACAGAAGGGTTGATACTCGCATTAGAAGAATTTACAGATTTTTTAAAATCAAAAACGGTTGACGATTCTGATTTATTTTAATATTATGAATAACTGTAAAGCATGTAACGGAACAGGGTTACAATGGATGGGCGACTTCTCCATTGGAACAGAATATCAAGATACTTGTTGTATTTGTAACGGAAAGTCAGGATCATCTTGGAATGCTTTTGATATAGATAAAACCAAACCGGATAAATTATCTGACTGGGAAATTACTTCAATCATATGGAACATTATCTATCCTGATAGAAGAAGATTCAAAGATTTAGAAAAAGATACCCAATTAGAATGGGAACGGATTATTACGATGGCAATAGATTTATCTATAATGAACAATTCTAATTCTAAACTGTTAAGAAAAATTAATGCTGATACTCTGACATATTTATTGAAACCTTAAATCATTTATGGTAAATTATCATAATTAAAATGTCAGAAATTAATCGATTTAAAGAAGAAACTGCCGTAGTCATTATTACATGCAATCGTTCAGATTTTTGTAAAAACCTCGTCAATTCCATTAACCGTGATGCTGTTGCAAAAATCTATATCATCAATGCAGGTCAAGCCTATGACAACTATCCTCCTGATGTAGAGGTTCTTCAAGCCAGACGTAAAGTTCCTGTCGGAATTGCAAAGAATATGGGAATGCGCAAAGCCTCCCAAGACGGTTTCAAATATATCTTCCTTGCCGAAGATGACATCGTTATCAAAGATAATAAAGTATTTGAAGAATATATTCTTACTGCTGCTGATAGCGGACTATGGGCAGCACAACTATCGTACGGTTTACATGGCGGAATTAGTGGCGGAAATGTCAATGATGATGGAACTCCCAAGAAACGGGCAACAGTTAAATATACCAATAAAGAAGTAGATATTTATCTACATTCCTTTCAAGCATTTACCTTAATTCGAGCAGATATGATTGAAGATGGCGGATATTTTGATGAAAGATATTTAAATGCCGCAGAACATTTAGCCCAACATCAAAAGATTTTCCTTAATGAACGAGGAACCCCTTTACTTTATCATGCTGATGTGTTAAACTCATTCCTATATATCTCTGATCAAGATGCGAACCATGAAAAATCTGTCATTAGAAATGATCCTGAATTCAAATCTAATTTTAGTTATTCTTGGCAACTCTTTAAAGAAACTTTCGGTTACTTTCCTCAAGATGCCCCAAGATTTTCTCAAGACGATGTTCTTGCTGCTTTAATTGATATTGAAAAACGTTTTGCCAACAAACAACTATTATCCTAATGAGTCGAGCACATGTAACTGTTCCTGGATTTTCCTCCTCTGCAATTCCTTCAGGAGAAGCATTCGAATTAGAAAATTATTCTTTTTTAAATTCAGAAATCATTAATAAGTTTTCTCGATTTGAAGATTACAAGTTTCCCCAGGAACTTCTCATTCATAGAGATTTATTTTATAGTGCTGAAGGTATTTACTTTATGCTCTTTGAACAAGTTGCATCCACAGTTTGTTTCAAAGTCTCTAAGAAAAACTTAGATAAAGTATTAGAATATATTCTAAAACAGAATTATGTAATCTTTACTTGTACAAGTGATTCTCGTTATAATTCTAATGAAAATATCACATTTGTTAATCTTGCTAATGAAGCAACTATTCAATTAAGCGTTTCTACTGAACGTTCTTATGATGCAGATGATAATAAAACCTTCACTGTAAATGTTTATTATAATA